GAGCGACTGCATCTACAAGTGATTATTATTTTAATCGTTTTTCAATTTGAGAATAAACCTCAACACCTTCATCAGTCTTAAACCAAGCGGCTAAAGCCGAATAAGGATTTTCATCAAATGGAACTGTACATAGTTTCCTTTTTGTACTTTTCCAAAGGAAAGTTCTCTGATCTTGAGACAACTCAATAACATGAGCTTCACAAGCTTTTATTGCCATATTTCTAAGTTGGATATTTTCATCAGTAACTAGTTCTAAAAACAACTTTGGATTTTTCTTAGCGAATAGTAACAAATCTCTTTTAACTTCCTTAGAACTCATGTCTGCTACTTTAGAACCAACCTCCACGCGCATAACAGCTTCCATCATATCGATATCTAAGTTGTTCGCTGCATTCATAGCTGCTACTTCGAATTCTAACCAATCTAATTGTGTTTCTGCTTGCTCAACTGGTTTAAACTCTCTAAATAATTTATCTCTGTGAGGATGATATAATGATAATAATTTTTGTAAAATTACTTTATTCCTTGGTACTAAAAGTACTCCAGCTCTAAAAATTATATGCTCTAATCTTTGATCTCCTATCATTTCATCAACAAATGGGGTTCTTTGATTTGAGGTATACTTTAATTCTCTTTCATATCCTTTTTCTTCGTCAAAATAATGAATATTTGCTGATTTAATAATATAAGTTAATGGTTTCATATTACCTTTTAAAAAATATGTTCTATCTTTTATTTCCCATGTTTCTTTTTTAGGTGATGGTTTTTCCATGACCTTTGTTTCAACTTTTGGTTGCTCTGCAACTTGTGAAGTTGATTCTACTTCTGTGTTTTTTTGTTTTTTTGCCATAATATAATATATAATAAAATTAATAAAAATAAAAGGGAGTGGAGACTAGCCCCACTCTCTTTTAAAATAATTGCGCTTACTTCATTAACATGAAGTTATTAGCACCTTGAGTAATTAAACATCTTTCAGATAAGTAATGTACTTGCATTGCATCCAAGTCAGAAGTAGTAGCTCCAACAGAACCAGTAGTCCATGTTTTCATTTTTCTACTTTCTGTTTGAGAAGCTCTGTACCTTACGTGTAAGAAAGGACGTTTAAGGTTTTTACCTAAAGACTGATCGTAAACAGTAGATGTACCAGCTGGGATAATAACCCCTCTAATAGGTGCAACAGCATCTCTAGAGTTAATACTACCCCTTGTTGCTTTGTCGTTTAAGTATCTGAAGTCAGATTTATAGAAATCATAAGAACCTCTTCTAAATCCAGAGAAACCTAAGTTTAACGCCATATCTTCTTCGTTGTTGAATACTCCATAAGAAGTACCACCAGCACCGTAAGAATTCATAGAAGCTAACATATCGTCGATTGCTAGAGACGAAGCTCTATTAACAAACATCATGTTTTCTTCAATGGCACCTTGGTTATCGAACTCAGCTAAGATAGCATCAAACTCTGCTAAATCAGTAGCAGCGTTAACACCAGTAACACCAGTTGTGATATTACCTCTAGTTTCAATAGCTGCAAATAAACCTTCAGTACCGATAGTGTTACCAACGGTTAAACCACCTTGACCAGCATCAGCACTATGATCACCAGCAGTTACAGCTTTAACAGCTTCAAGCATTGCCATTTCTAAATAATCTGTAAATCTAGCTCTAGTATCACCTTCAGCTTTTAAGTACCAAAGATATCCACTTTGACCTTCTTCTCCAGAAATTTCAACCCAACCAATTTGAGATGTATCAGATCCTGAGATCTCATAGTAATCTTTTATAATAATTGGTTTGTTGCTAAATGAAGTGTGAGTTGGTTTAACGTTTCCAAAACCAGGAGTAGTTGAAGCAGTTCCACCTTGACCAGATACTCCTTTACCAAACTCAGAACCAATAACTAATAACGTACAAACACCAGCAGTTACACTACCACTAAAAGCAGATGTATCTTCGATATTTTCATCTTCGTAAGGTTTACAAGTAACTTGTGTTGCGGTTACTACTGTAACATTACATTTAATAGATCCTTCAGCACTAGCTAGAATAACCATGTCGTTAATTCTAACACCGTGTTCGCCTGAAGCGATATCATTACCATCAATATCTGTAGTAACCCCTGCGGAGCCACCTGCTATAGTAACTACGTTAGTGTTACCATTATAAGTACCGATGTAAGATAAGTGTAGTCTACCTTGTTCAGACCAAATAACTTGGTCAGAAGCCATAGACTCTTCAGCTCCTACTTGTGAAAGAAATCCTGCGATAGTTCTGTTACCGAACACCTCAGCTTCTTTTTCCATAAGATCTGGTAAAAATTGTTGCCCCCAGTCGTTTCCGTCTGCGGTAAAATCGATGTAGTTTGAAGATAGTGTTGCTTTTTTCGAAGCAGGTACACTATTCAAAGTACCAGCGGTTCCCGAATGACCAGGACCCGGATTTGATATTGCCATTTTTTTTAATTTTTAAATTGTTATTTTCTTTTTTTAATTTTAAATTTGAAATCAGCAGAATTATCACCTAGCGCTCTTACTTTAATACCACCCGACTCAATTATGTTACCATGTTGTTGTCGTGGATCCATATCAATGTTTTTAGATGTAGCTACGCTTTCTTTTAAAGCATCAACTTTACCTTGTTCGTAAAAGTGACTAGCAATTGCATCAGAGTTCATCGCCGTATACAAAGCTTTGTGATACCCCTTGGCATCTTCCATTTGATTATCTTTGTTCAAAAACTTTTTGACAAAGTTATTAATGTCGCTTTGAGTACTTTTTACGCCGTCAGCATCTTTAACGTTAAATCTGTATATTTTGTCTCCAACTTCATATTCAAAACCTTTGAACTTATCGTTAAAAACATTATCAGTTTGATTTAAAAACGTTGACTTAGCTTGCTTCTGTACTTTCTGATTTACTTCTGATTCCTTGTTGTATTTGTCAAAGAATTCAATTGCGTTCTGTTGCTCACTCGTGAGCTTTGAACCCATTTTGATATCTTCGTAATATTTGGATTTTACACTTTCCAAGTGTAGCTTTGCTTCGGCAACTTGCTCCTTCATCGCTAATTTTTTTCTTTTAATGTCTCTTTCCTCATCTATCTCTTCGTCGAATGAAAATTTGTCTTCCATAATAAAATCTATTTCTTCCGCTTTTAGATGAGGTTTTGTTACATCATAATATTTTTTTAATAAAGTATGATTATCCATTTCAGAGTAATCTTGATTTAGTTTTACATAATCATTTAAATCTCCACCCGTATCTTCCATAAAGCTCATTAGCTTTTGAACGTTTTCAGGTAACTCACTTCCAGTATTCATTGATTGTACTATTTCTTTCTCTACAATCTCCGCCACTTGTTCAACTTCAGCTGTTTCATTTGTTATTTCTTCTATAACTGGTGTTTCAGTTGTTTCGGTTAGAGTTTCTTCTGGGGTTTTAATTTCTTCAACTGGTGTTGATAAATCAACTTTAGTTATTTCTTCAGCTTTTTCTTTAAGTTCTTTAAGATCCACTTTAATTACATCGGGAGTTGATTCAAACTTTTTTACTCTTGGTTTTTTAACCTTAATTTTTCCAACAGTTTCATCTACTGTTTGTTTTTCCACAATTTCTACAACTGCTTCTTTGTTCTTTTTTGCCATAATATAATATAATAATAGTTAATAATTTGTTTTTATTTAGGATCAAATGCTCCTAATCTCATTCCACCGCCAAGAACATCGTTTCCAGCGGATTCAAATGGTTTTTCTTTTACTTCTTCTCTTTTATCTACTAATCTTTCTTGTTGAGCGGCACCGGCTACTTGCCTTTGGTCAGATCTATTTTCTTTAGTATTATCTCTTACTTCTGCCGATTCTAGATCCATTCTTTTCAACTTCATATTTATTTCAAACTCATGATCCATCAAAGATCTTTTAACCTCAGCTTCAACTTGTAGCGTTTGTTGTTTCATTTGTGCCTTCGCTTGCTCTACTTGTATTTCACTCTGAACTAAAGCTTGTTGTTTCTGCATATCAGCTTGAGCGGCAGCTTGTTGTTGCTGTGCGTTAGCATCCGATTGAGCTTTCATATTCTCTTGGGCTATTTTTTGATCTTTCTGCTGTTTCTTTTTTCTTCTTAATTTTATAAGTTGATTAGCAAGTTTTATATTTTTTATCTCTCTAAGATCTATAGCATCTTCCAAGTCTATTGATTGTTGTGCTAAAGCAACTTGTATGTTATTTTCTAATATAGCTTTCTGATCTTCATCTGGCATTAGATCTAAGAATATACCAAAATCATATAAATGTAACTCAGACATCTCCTGTAGCGTAGCCACATTGTGTGATCCTATTGCCTGAATAAAAGCATCTTTTGTTGGGGAGTATTCTATAATATCAGATATCCTAAGTGATAACGCCTCACATACTTCCGCTGATAAAAATAAACCAGAATTAAGTACATGTCTTGTCGCTGTGTTGGAATTAGCCGCTGCCATTTTCTGAACTCCAACTAAAGATCTTTCGTCTGGTGTACTTGCGTCTCTAGCTTCATTAAGTCCGGTTGTGTCTCTTATCATCTGTAGATAATAATTATACGTACCAATTAAACTCTGCATCTTTTGCCCACCACCACTAGTTATTTCTTGTATTGGTATTTTTCCAGGATTTGAATCTCCATCAGCAGTAAAACTCCTACCTATAATAGATCCTGTTTGGAAGAACATATTTAAAGCTTCTTGAGGATTGTAGTTTGTTCCATTACCTAAATCTATTTCAGCAAGTCCATCGGCATCCAAATAGATACCATCAGGAACCATTCTAGACATTATTTGTTGTAACTTTAAGTGGGTTAGTTGAATCATATCAGCAAAACCAGTAATTCTACTAACTAACGATTCTATTTTACCATTGTACA